AATGCCAACTGCAACGAGACAGACAATTGATTGGAAACCATTTTCACAAAAGCACAAAGACTACATAAAAAGCGCCCTTAATAACAAGATGAACGTTGCTGAGGGCGCTATTCGTAGTGGTAAGACTATCGACCATTGCATAATTGCAGCCATGTACCTTGAACAGTGTCCTGACAAAATTCACCTTGCAACCGGCTCCACACTTGGTAATGCTAAGCTGAACATCGGAGTATGCAACGGATTTGGCCTTGAAAATCTGTTCAGAGGCCGTTGTAAATGGGGAAAATACAAGGACAACGAGGCACTGTTCATTAACACACAGACTGGCCCTAAAATCGTGATCTTTGTAGGAGGCGCAAAAGCCGATGCTTACAAGCGAATCCTTGGTAACTCTTACGGCCTATGGATTGCAACCGAGATCAATGAGCATTACGATTGTGACGATTCAAGAACATCGTTTATCAAGGTAGCATTTGGCCGACAAGTCGCAGCCATTTGGCCTATGGTATTGTGGGATTTGAACCCTTGCAATCCATCGCACAGAATTTACAAGGACTACATCGACAACTACCTTGATGGCTACGTTGGAGGCTATCAGTACAGACACTTTACGATTCACGATAATCTATCGATATCGGAAGAACGTAAACGAGAAATCGAAAGTCAGTATGTTCCCGGCTCCGTATGGTACAGACGTGATATTCTGGGAGAGAGATGTATTGCAGAGGGCCTGATATATCCAATGTGGGAGGAGGCCCTTGCTGATGTTCCTGAGGGCGAACCAAGTGAATACTGCTTATCAATGGACTATGGAACTATGAACGCATTTGCAGCACTTTTATGGGCAAAATATGGCGATGTATGGTACGCTATAAGAGAGTATTATTACAGTGGACGTGCTGAGGGAAAACAGAAAACGGATGAGGACTACGCAAAGGACATTGATGCGTGGTGTGGAGATATCGAGATTCCCGGAGGAGGCAAATTGCCGACCATCATCGACCCTTCGGCAGCTTCGTTTATTGCACTGCTGAGGAAACGAGATGAGAGATACAAGGTGATTCCTGCGAACAACGATGTTCTTGACGGCATACGAGAGACTGCGAATGCACTTGAGAACGGCCACATCAAGATCAAAAAAGGACTCAAGGCGTGGAAGGAAGAGGCTGGGGCCTATTGCTGGGATGAAGATTCCACAGTAGACAGACCCGTGAAAGTCAACGACCACTTAATGGATGCCATGAGATACTTCTGCAAGACTAAGAGGATAATCCGTAAAACGCTAAGGCAGAATGACAATTCTAATTTACCACTATTTTTAGGAGGTTAAGAGATGTTTACCTATGAAGATTTACTACAGATAGACGAAAAAGACGAAAATAAGCGCATAAACTTCGTTTTATCGGCCATAGGCGACTATAAGACAAGCGATATGTATAAGGACGCTAAAATCGCCTATGATTATTTTAGGCGCAGGAACACAACCATCACGGAATATCGCAAATTATTGTACACAATAACCGGCGAGGCAATTCCTGACAATTTCAGCGCCAATTACAAATTCTGTAATGCGTTTTTCCAGGTATTTGTTGAGCAAGAGAACAGTTATTTGCTGGGCAACGGAGTGACATTTGGCGAAGAATACACAAAAGAGCGCTTAGGAGGCGATTCATTTGACAATGTTCTTATGGAGCTAGGCGAATATGCGTTGTGGGGCGCAGTATCATACGGATTTTGGAACTTAGATCACGTTGACACATTTAAAGCTACAGAATTTGCGCCACTTTTAGGCGAAGAGGATGGAGCGCTTCACGCAGGCGTGAGATTTTGGCAGATAGACGATTCAAAGCCACTCAGAGCAACGCTTTACGAGGAGGATGGCTACACAGATTATATATGGCGCATAAACTCAAGAGGCGAGTCTCAGAAGGGCGAGGTATTGCATCCTAAGAGGCCCTATGTGCAGATTATACAGACAAGTAAGGCAGATGGTGAGGAGATACTTGAGGGCGAGAACTACCCAGGATTCCCAATTGTGCCACTTTGGGCCAATCTGATTCATCAGAACGAGCTTGTGGGCCTTAGAGAAAAAATCGATGGCTACGACCTCATTCAATCCGGCTTAGCAAATACGATTGACGATGCAAGTCTTATCTATTGGACTATCTCAAACGCAGGTGGAATGGACGATGTAGACCTTGCAAAATTCATTCAGCGCATGAAAACTGTAAAGGCAGCAGTCATTGATGATGATGGGGCAAGGGCAGAGGCGCATACAATGAATGTTCCTTATCAGGCAAGTCAGACTGTTCTTCTTGACTTAAGGGATTCGTTATATCGTGATGCTATGGCACTTGATACCGACAAGATAAGCGCCGGAAACGTAACGGCTACGGCTATTCAGGCGGCCTATCAGAATCTTGACTTAAAATGTGATCGTTTCGAGATGTGCGTAGCTGATTTTATTAAGCACATCCTTGAGCTTATCGGAGTTGAGGATTCACCCACATTTAAGCGCACAAAGGTTACAAACATGACCGAGGACACGCAGATGGTGCTGATGGCAGCAGAATACCTTGACAGTGAGACAATCCTTGAACACTTGCCATTCTTATCACCAGATGAGATTGACGAAATCATGGAGCGCAAACAGGCTGAGGAGGCTGAGAGATTTGAGCAGGCCATGATGATGCAAGGCGGTGGAGAGGAGGAACTTCTTGATCTTGATGAGGATGAGGATGAGGAGACCGAGGAGAATGAGGGAACAGAGGACATTGATTCATTACTTGAAACCTTGGAAAATATGTTAAAGGAGCTTGAGTGATATGGCATACGACCCTGTGAAAGCACATGAATATTATACTAATTATCGTAAAAAAGGCCTAAAAAAGGGCCGTAAAAAGGGCAAGGGCAAGACCTCAAACGCCAAGAAGGGCAGACAGACAACACTTCTTGGCACGTCTGCTGCCGGACTTAATGATGAGGGCAGAATTCAGGCTGCGCTTATCAGAGAAAAGCTGAAAAAGCAGATGAATGAGGCGCTTAAAAAGGCCAAGACGGATGAGGAAAAAGAAAAAATCCGTATCGAGTATTCAAGAAAGGCTCAGCAGGAGCTTACGGCCTTAAAGAATGACCCTAAATATGCTAAACCAAAGGCCCAAAAAGCACCTAAATCAACTTCATCGAGTGCTAAATCATCCAGCAGTGAAAAAGGCCAAAAAAGTGCCAAAAACGAGCAAAAAGAGCCTAAGCAGGTAGCAGTGGCAGTAGGCACAAGCGCCTACGCCGGGCCTACAAGCAACGATATCGAGGATATACAAGCAAGATTAGCGCTTCGTGCTGATGAGATTATAAAACTTGCTAAAAACCTACCACCAGCACAAAGGAAGCTGATTGCAAAAAGAGTGCAGTCTATAATTGACCGATTAAAGAAGTTAAAAGGAGCAAATTATGGCAGATCAGGCAAGGGAGTGGACGGACAAGCGCTTGGAACAGATGGAGCGTCATATAAAACAGATATATTCACAGGCTCAAAGTGAGATAACTGAGGAGTGGAATGCTTATATGGCAAAAGGCCAGGAGCGCCTTGGGAGACTGTATAATGCTTATTTATCAGCGCCTCAGAGCCAAAAGGCAGCAGCTTTACAAGCCTACAAGGATGCCTTGCAGAATTACACCTTAAAAAATCAGTGGTACAAAGAGATGGTAAAAGAGACCACCTTAAGACTTGCTAACGTCAATCAGATAGCAGCCGATTATATCAATGGGCAGATACCAGCGATATACGTCACAAATTTCAATCAGATAGACGATGGACTGCTTAATGTAGGCATAAAATGGACGATCAGAGACGAATACACAGTACGCAATCTGATACGAGATACTTTGCCGGAGCGCACAGTAAATTATGCCAAGGATATGTTGTGGAACAGTAGGCAGATAAACAGTGCCGTGCTGCAAGGCATATTGCAAGGTGAAAGCATAGACAAGATGGCAAAAAGACTGCTGTCGATAGTGGGCAATAACAGAGCTGCTGCTATAAGGACTGCGAGAACCATGGTGACAGGAGCAGAGAACAGAGGCCGACAAGACCGATATGAGAACTACGAGGCTAATGGTGTTGTCATGAAAAAGGCATGGATTGCCACACCAGACAGACGTGTTCGTGATTGGCATATATCGATGGACGGCCAGGAAGTGGATGTAAACGATGTGTTCATAGACGGCTTAGGGCAGGGTGTAGAATATCCAGGAGACCCAGGAGCGTCACCGAATACCACATACAATTGCAGATGCAGTATGACAAGCCACATCGCAGGCATAAGGCAGAGTGACGGCAGTATAAAACGCATACAGTATAGCGGTGATACGCCCACAATGCACTCAAGGCAGATAGCTGCTGAGCGAGAGCGCAGAGCGAATGAGGAGTAGGCCTATGGCAAAGTTTGAGATCACGATAAACGATTATACGGATGAGGTATTGGCAGCAGTTGAGGAGAAGTGCAGACTTGCACTAAGCCTAATGGGAGATACAGTTGAGAAGTACGCAAAAGAGGATTGTCCAGTAGACACGGGCAATCTTAGGAACAGTATCACCCACACAGAGGGGGATAAGGCGACAGAGTATGTCGGTACGAATGTAAGCTATGCAAAATATGTGGAATTCATTGAAACCTACCATCATAAGGTAGGAAAAGCGCACTATCTGAGGGATGGAGCGCAAAATCATATCAACGAATTAAAAGCAGTTGCCGAGGCCACATTAAAATCTATATAATTATAAAATTTTTATAAACAACAGGTGGTAATTTATAATATCACCTGTTATTTTTTAGATTTTTTTAAGAAAACAACTGTTATTTTATGTTGACCGCCTCAGTCAATTTTTGATTTTTCTTGATTTTCTTTGCAAACATCTGTTCTGCAAAAGTGTCGTGTCAATATTTTTTGTTATAAAATCAGTGTAGGATTGATTTTTCATAACACTTGTTATTGATATATTCTATGTCAAGATATGTCAATACTATATATATTATTATTATATTTTTTTTCTTTTTTTTATATAAATATATATAAAAATAAAGAGTGTAGGA